GCGGAAACCAAGGACGTGGTAGGAAAAATGCTGGACGTGGGCAACAACAGACCACAGACTCTAGCACACGTTTGGCCGCCGTCCCGGCAGTTGCCAACCCACGTGCTAGTTCCAAACCTACCAGCTTTTCCGAGCATGCCGTAGTGGACATCAACGTCTACACTCGCGCGCCCACCTCGGACGACTGGCAACAATATGTTTGTGATCCACAAACCCTTCCAAAAAACAAGGCCCACCGTTATTTGCACATGGGAAGAGACAAGCTATCCGAGCATGCTAACTCTTTCGATTTGGGTAAAACAGTGTGGGTTGTCGGGGCTGGGGGTTCACACGAGACAATGTTTCTTCGCGAAACTACTGTTTTCTTTTGTCCATCTGAACATACTGTCCCGGGTGGCGACTCAAACAAAGCAGCACACATGCACGAAGTGCTAACCATCCTCCCAAAAGTCGAGATGTCAAGGTCAGAGATCTTGGGACACAAAGCGTCTGTTTATAAAACAGAGGATGGTTGTTCAGCTTATGTCATTGACGCCACCCTGGACATGATTGATCCGGAAACAATTTTCAGTCACCCACCATCTTCCATGATATTGATCGATGTCGCGTATTACCTGAACAGCACCACTTTGAATGAACGTTGTTTGAAATCACTCAGGCATTTGCGCATGGCATTACTCATGGGATCTCTTTATTTCTCCTTACACTGGAATCCTTTAACGGGAAACTATGAGTTTAGAGACGAAATGAAGATCATCGCTGGCAAAGAAACTTTCAAGTCCATAGTAGCAGATATGCGCATGGGACAGAAATGTGAAACGGAATACGAGCATGCTTACAACCCAACAAGGTTAGTGCTAGGGAATGCGGGCCATTCTATAGGCGCTGCAGGCTTCACTATCAATTGTGGGGAAGGATTTTACTATTCTGCAAGACTCATCGGACACTTTGCCAAGTGTTATCAACTTACTATGTACAAAGCACATGTGGCAGGTTCACCTACGCTTGAAGAGGTCATCCAGATGTCGCGCATTGTCGCACCACGCACCCTGGACACCACTCCAGCATACACTACTCCCCCTGTGCATCGTGCAGCTATGGTTGCCAAGCTTCCCGCTATCACCGTTACGAAAGTGATGGATATTTTCGCCAACACTGGACACGATGGACAAGCTATCGCAACCAAATATGGTGCTACATTGTACACGAACGACTCCGACCCACTCTGTGTCAAGTACTATGGCTTAACAGAAAACCTAGCTATCGAAGGCTACCACCAAGTGCGTGAAAATATGGACTCAACCGATTTGATCTATTGGGATCCGCCATATTACTTGTACAGCAGACCAGAGTATATCCCAACAGTGGTTGACGGAGACGTACACACTGTAGTCGTTAAACACCCAAAAACTGTTCCTATTCCAGGATTCCGCAATCTGTACTCCTGGGATGGCCACTGCATTTCCATATGGACCAGGACACCCCCGTTCACGGGGCAGGCTAATGAAGCAGTCGTCGACTTGGCTATGAGTCACATCATACGTTCAGGCAACACTGCCGAAACTCTGTCACGTATCGCCCCTGCTCTCCGGGCTACTGGCACCCATGCTATCGGTCCGACAGCCGACGTGATTCAGGCTGCTCTTGCTCGGATCGATGCCACCAATACTTCAAGTGCATTGGCTCCTCAAACACCCGCTCCTCCAACAAATCCAGGCAATGGAGGTCCTCCCGATGAGTGGTGGGTTCAACTTATTCGCAAAATAATTGCTTCAACTCCAACCTGGCAGACGGTTGGAACTGTTACAGTAGTCGGCGCTCTGGGGATCAACAACGCTCGTTACTACTTGCGACAGAATTATTTGAGGCATTATTTGCAAGATGAGAGAATGTCAAGGGAAGATCTCCTCAAGTTGTCAAGGATGTCCATCGATTTCGAAAACGACCGGCCTTTCAACGAATTGCAAAATCCATTTGACGATTGTGTGCCCGGGTGGTTTGAACGCCCTGTGACGCTCGATGATATGGATTGGAGTGTAGCTCTTCCAGACGGGAAAGTACAACTTTACCTACGCCGCACTCTTACACTCGGCCTACAAGTGGGCCGCACAGTCGCCACGCAATTCATGATCTATTTGTTGGAGAATTACACGAACAGTTCTGTGCGGTTCGTGGCCGGTTGCTTAGTAGGACACGATGCCAACGTGTCCATGCGCACCCTAAGCAACAGTCTTTGCTACCTTTATTCTGTGGCGTTTGGCAAATTGCCGTGCTCATCAACCTTGGTCGCTTCTGCCGCAGTTAACACCGCAGTGGCAGCTTACACCAGCTACAGAATATTCAAATCCCTCCGAAAGTTGTATGACGCTCGTCCATCGGAACATGAGAAGTTACACCGCGGCCACCCTTTTTGGGCCATCCTCTGGCAGGAGGGATTCTTCCTAGCCCCCACGCTGTGGAACGTATACACCCGTTCGTATGACGTCATTGCCACATTCCCCGTTGTGCCAGTTTGAAGGTGCGGGGCACAACCGTGCGCGGTTGTGTCCAAGCCACATGATCCTGGATGGCAAGATCAAGTTATTGAGAAAATGGACAGTTTGGCAGTATGGTGTCGTGAGGAATGGTTTCGACTGTCTCTCGCATGTGCGGTCCTCCTTATCCCCGATGGGCCTTTGGATATCACTACTGTCGCCTACCGTACTCCAGCTGTTTGCCCCAGGCATTTGCCCTTCACGCATCTTGACCATGAACTGCCTATGGAGACTAAACTACTTCTCGCCCATTGCATCAACCAACCATGGGATAGGTTTGTCGAGCTTGCAGGTGATCTGGACGTGTTGCGTGCGAAAGCATACGACATTAGATTTTCCAAATACAATGTTCCCTGCAAACTAGACGATTTCGTGCTGTACATGGACCAAAATCCGTGCCAGTGCACACCCCATTTCGTTGATAACATGGCTGCACCCCTCGTAGTTGGTGAGGAATTAATCCAACCAGCGTTCACGTACGAACACTGCGACTGTGCACGACTGTCAAGCCTTGGACGGACGACTCAGAATTGGGATGAACATCCCGCAGATTATGAAACTTTAATCGGCATAGCAAAATTGGCATTCATCATGTTCGGGCCCAACGCTACAGGATTTTATATCGAGCGTGGCAAGGACATCCATTTTGTTCCCCCAATTAATGACGTGGCCACTCTGAACATAAATGAACTACAGGACTACATGAGGAACAAAGAAACCTACGGTAGGATGGAAGCAGCATACTATGAATTCGATGATCAATCCAAGATTGGTATAGATGTCGATATTTTCTCAAAGAAGTACGAATTATACAAA